GTCTCACAGCCCTCAAAATGCTTGATGAGATCAATACCTTCCTGTGAGGTGTGCATTATTCTTTCTTGCCAGACCCCAGAAAAAGCCCGAAAGCGCCGGTAAGGGCCCCCGTCATCACGCTGACCAAGGCCGCTTGTTCTGGATTGGGGTCAGACAAATCCATAAACCATTCGACCACTCGATAAGTCATCACGATCATTACGAACATGACAAACCGAGGCAGAATGCGCCAGCGGTCTAATGTCTCGGGAGTGATCATTTCTCTCTCGAAACGCCCTTCATTTTTTCTGCCGTGCGTAAACCCCCAAGGCCCAACATTCCGAGGAGCACTGTCAACAGGCTGTCCATATCAAATGCGGGGAGCGGTGGTGTTTCTACGCCCGTGTACGCAATGACAAACGTAGCCAATGGCTGTAAAACGAAATGCCAGAAAAGGGCGATTGAACAGCACCAGCCCGTTGCGGGCCGCCAACCCGCTACAAAAATAGATTTGTGCGTTGCTTCGGCCTTGTTGATTTCAATTTGACCTTTCGCCAGTTCGTGAGCATGGCGGGTGGACATTGTGGCGATTTCATGGGCCAAACGATTACGCTCATCCGCGTCAGGGATAAACTTGTCGAGAAGCCCCGTAACGGGGCCGATCAATGCGTCAAGCATCAGTCATCATCCTCGGGCAAAAACCGGCCTTTTGCGTCCCGTTTCCGTTTTTTCTGAAAAAGGTGTTGCACGGTGTCTGTTTCCCAGATCCTGATCAGGGTCCAAACAATCGTGAAGAGTGCGGCCAAGGGCGGCAGAACTGCCGCGACAGTGCCCACTGCGGTTGCTACAGAAACCGTGTCTACAACTTGCTTCATACCATCATCCATAGTTAGCCCTAACCACCAGAGTTTTTGCAAGCTCGCTCATAAGCCTGATCGTCGAAGGTGTAACCGTTGGCATACAGGTAGGGCGCGTATGCCTTACACCACTCCTCAGAGCCTTTCTCCATGCCGTCATACGGCTGTTCTTCGTAGTCAACCTCTTCGTTAGGCGTCAGGTGAGTGAAAAAGACGTTCCCGTTCTTGTACGACCGTTTCCTGTACATTTTCCCAACGGTAGACACAAAAACATTTTCATTCGGCTTTAGCGTGTAAACAGACCCGTCCTCGTAATAAATGACGGTTTGCCCAACAGCAGTTAAAGCAAAAATAGTGCAAAAAAGTGCAAAAGTGTACTTGATCATTCGGCGCTCCCTCGTTTGTGCTTTCCGACTCACCCAATACTATCAGTGTGATCTCATATAATCCAAGCAATCGCTCCGCAAATCAAGCCCGTCAAGGCCACCACAAGGAGCCCCGTGGAGATTGCCGCGCCCACCAGAAGGGCTTCCATTCTGTCGCTACACATCACATCCCCCTGCTTGTCACTGCGTTTACAATAACGCTAATAATGGCCCCAGCAACGCCCAAAAGCACAATAATCCAAAACGACTTGACTAAATTGTCCTTGGCTTCCTGCTGAGCATATACCTCGCGCTGTCTCTGCTCTGTCACTTCTTTCACGCACTGCCGATACTCGGCGACCCCTTCATTCCCGTAGGCATACTGCAACAGGGTAATTAATTCTTTTCGTTGGTTTTCAATGCGCTTTTTGGCCGCAAACATCTGGGCCGCTTCCGCTTCCACAGATCCAGCAAAAACAATTTTTTTAAGGGGGTTGGTTCTTTTTTTGTGGCGCTGACTAGCGTACAGCACATCAGATGCGTGGCCCTGCCATCTGGCCACAACTTGGAAGGTGTCTTCGATGCTTTTGCCTGCCTCGATGAATGCGCGCACCCCAGCATACGCTTGACTAGCGGCCGCCACGGCGGAGATTGGATCGATCATCAGACACCCTATGTATTACATACGGATCACATCTCCCTGTTTGATAATCCAAATAAAAAGTCCACGTCTTCTCGGGATCTCCCTCAATCTCCTTGTAGACGCACATCCTGTAACTTTGAAGGCGGGTTCTGCTACCTATCGCCCATGTATAAACATAAGTGTCAAGCACCAAATAAAGGGCAATGATTTGCACATATTAACCGGCATCAAGGCTTCTCTGGCCAATTAATTACTTCAGGAAATCCTTCCTGCTGGGGGATGTCTCGCAGGGCCTGCCTATAGGCTGTCATCTCTTCAGACATGGTAAAATCAGACAAACCAAAATGGTCTGTGGCTTTTAGCAGATTGTTACGCACCGCTCTCTGCTCATGAGCCAGCTTTGAGATTTGTTTTGCATCATACTCCGCCTGCTGATCTGCAACCGAATGAGTAACACCATCATCGTCCGTGTACTCTTGGAATATAGGCTCAGCACGATACACTACCCGCCATTTCCCTTCTTCATACTCTTCCGCCGAGTCAGGGATAGCCTTCGTGTAAACATCAAAAGCTGGGGCAGAATTATCTTCTACTTCAGCTACGCCAAATGCGGCTAGAGTGTTTGCCCCCCATTTTTCTGGCGTAGAGACGTTAGGAAAGTCGCGCAACAATTCTAACTTGGTTTTTAATTTGCCTGTGCTTAAATCAACGTAAAACATATCAACTCCTTATAAAGCGTAACGCAACAATACAACGCCACTTCCTCCATCGCCGCCAAAACACTCTACGCCGCCTTTACCGCCGCCGCCACCGCCGCCTCGGCTTGCAGTTCCGTCAGTGCCATCCCCGGTAGTTCCACCAGCACCGCCTCCGTCATTACCAGATCCGGCGGAGGATCCGGCGGAGGATCCACCGCCGCCACCGCCTCCTGCATAGGACACGCTAACCCCATCATCAATACTAGACGATCTTCCAGAGCCGCCATCCCCAGAGGAGGAACTACCACCGGCAACGCCAGCAGACCCAGCGCCGCCTCCCCCACCAGCAGTGCCTGCACTATAGTTTCCAGCTCCGCCGTCGTTACCATATCCAGTCCCAGTGGCAGAGCCTGCGTCTTGATCCCCCAAGTAGTTAGTACCACCCCCTCCTGATCCGCCGTCAACTCCGGGGCCGATGAATGTGCCACCGGCACCTCCACCTAGCGCTACTATTGGGTCTTGGTCTGCATCATACAAATACAAAAGAGAAGGGTCGCCGTTATATCCAACCCTCTCGAATATCGACGCGCCGCCCGCGCCGACAACGCACAGCAAACCTCCAGTGCTAGGCATGGTAAAAGTGCCTTCCTGCACTTCACCGCCTCCACCGCCCCCTCCTGAAGCAGAGCCGGTGTTGTCACCACCCCCACCAGCGCCACCGCCACCAACAATGAAATACTCCACCGTCTTTCCAGCGGGGATATCATCCGTAGTTAATGTCCCATTGGATGTGAATTTATAGCCCCTGTAATTTACTGACGATTGGGTGTAATCAGTCGGGGTGGGCGAAGAGCTTCTATAGTCGAAATCCAAAGTCCCGTCTATGTAACCATACGCGCTGTTTTCATAACGACATCTGTCAAAATCAGGGTAGACCCGTCCTAAACCCCAAACTATTCTGACAGCACCCTGAGCGCTATCTTTACCTGATGAGGTGTATCGCCTTACGCCGCTTGCCCCGCCGCCGAAAATCACTGACGTATAAGGATACGTCCCCGTTACGTTGCCTATGTAACTTCTACCGCCATAAGAGCCCGCAGTTCCTTGGCCACTCAAGGAAGTAACCCCGCTCGGGCCTTCACCCTCTATGCCCACACCTCCGCCGAAAGAAACGCTAGCCGCCGCTTTTCCACCGCCGCCTCCGCCTCCGCCAGAGCCGTTAGTCCCGTAGGTTCCGGTTCCGCCGTTTCCGCCATTACCTGAGTAGCCTCCAGCACCGCCTCCGCCGCCGCCGTCAGACCCTGACCCACTACCGCCTACTCCTCCATTTCCGCCACCGTCTCGTTCAGTGCCGCCTACAACGTTATATCTGCCCGCAGAGAGCAGGGTTGTAGAGCCTCGCTTTATGGAAGAAGTGTAAGTAGCAGTGGAATAACCGCTCTGTATACCGACAGTGATCGTTAACGACTCGCCCGGACTTACTGCAAACGTGCCATACGAAAGCGCCCCGCCGGGCGTCCCGGGGCCACCCACATCCCCTGGGGAGGCAGGCGATGCGTTAGAGCTTCCAACGCAGACAGCAGAAACCTCGTAGACATCATCCGGTACGGTGAATGTCCCGCCGGTTAGCCACACTGACTCGCCGGGAATCGGGTTTCCCGCAATCG